TCCACTTCTTCTGAACCAGCCTCTCGCAAAGCATTTATTTCAGCTTGAATGGGGTCGAGTGCTGCCGTTAAATCAGATTGGCCCAATCCTGTTTCTTGTAGAGACTGTATCTGCTGAGACAACTCTGCTCGCTCCCCAGCAGCCGCGTCAATTTGTCCTTGAAATTGTTCCGCACCCAGATTCACTCTCGACAATTGTTCTTGTATAGAGTCAATTGGCAAAGAGTCCAAATTGTCTCTCACTTGACCTATTGACGCTTCCAGTCCCGAAATGAGCTTAGAAATTTCACCTCGCAAAAGTTCGTTACCTTCGGTAACACCCGAGTCCACGGTGTCATAAATTCCTTCAAGCTTAGCATTTAGGTCATCGATTTCTGATTGTGCCGAAAGGCTCCCCTGAACAGCTCCGTCTATTTCTTGCAGCTCAGAGTTCAAGGTGACTATTCGGTCTTTTAGCTCTCCAATGGCGGAGGTTTGAGCCTCGCTTACCAGCTTGTCGCCTTCAGATATCTGCCTTGCGAGCGCGGCCCTTTCGTCTAGCCCTGCCTTACGCAAATCAATAGTTTCGGCATCAATCCCTCGCCTCAACTCTTGTATTCTATTTTCAAGAGACCCGCTCAAAGCAGACCTTTCGGCTCGCGCCACGTCACTAGAAGAAGCTAACTCTTTCTCCAAAAGACTTCTCAGGGCGTTTATTTCTTCTTGTCTTGCCGCCTCTGAAGTTGCATCCTGTTGTCGAAGCCCCTCCAACTCTTGTTCAAAACGGTTTGCCATCGTGTCCGCTGAATCTGGCATCACGGCTTCAAGAGTTCTCATTGTCGGCGCTTCTGGCGCTTCTCTAGCGCCACGGTCATAAACCGGCCTCTGCATGAGGTAATCATCTAGCGCGTTATAAGGCGATGCTGCGTTGTTATACTCGTCTATTGCAGCCTGCAAGTCGTTAGAAGCCATCTATATCACCAATTTTTACAAGACCAATACGAAGCTGCGAACACGTCTTTCTTCTTCTGAACCGCATCGCAGTTGTGGCGAGCGCGAAAGTTGCGCCGACGCTCTGGGCTGTCGCGCTTGATCTCCATATTCGGATCACCGTAGCGCACAATCTTTACCTGATCGCCCTTTTTGGCTAGAACCGCAAACTTCTTGTTTTCGCCGGGCGTTCTTTTCTGCTTGTTATAGCCGGAGAAAGACTCGCCTCTATAGACGAGTCTACCCGACTTAGTTCGCGTTACATCGCTTGTATCAGCCATTAGCCGTAAGTCTTCAACACTTCAACGATCACAGTATAGGTGTCGCTGCTGCTTGCGCCAATCGTCGTAAACTTTACGTCACCCGTCTTTCCGCTTCCAGCATTGTTGGGGATGCCAGAAAAGTCTGAGTAATCGTGAAAGCCATTCGAGTCAGGCGAAAGCCCAATGATCAACGTGTCTGAAGTGGCGTCGTTAAGCAACTCAACGCCCATGCCGACGCACTGCCACCAAATCTTGGCGACAGCCACTTCTGTGCAAGCTTTTCCTGCGCTGTTCGCAGTCAACGCGCTTACGTCGATCTTTGTTATAGCAGACTCACCCGTACCATCGCTGATATTGGTGAATTTGAGGACGGCTTTGCGCTCGCCGTCCTGAATGGTTTGGCTTGTTACTGCATCTGCCATTGCCTATCTCCTATTTTGTGGATTAAGCGTCAGCGAAAGGCGTAACAATCGTTCCTGAACCAAGCAACAAAGTGTTATGAACGAGGTAGCTGGCAGTGTCGATTGCCGTTACCTGAATGACGCTTCCGACCAAACCGCCTTTGGTTGAGCCGTTGAAAGTCATCACGTCATTTGCTGCGGCTGGGAAGAAAGCTTTTTTAGTGCTGTCATCTACAGCAACCATAGCTGCGCCTTTGAACTTGTCAGTGCCATCGGTGAGGATGTCCAAGTCAGTTGCAGCGGTCTCAATGTAGAAGAAAAAAGACGCACCAATGTTGTTGTCTTGGTTAGGCGACGTGGGATCTGTGGGGGTGCTGGAGACAATTGATGGCAAAGTAAACTTGCCGTCTGCGTCGTTGAGCAGAATGATCTTGCCAGCATGAGCCGCCACGGTCAGCGTGGTGTCTGCGGACAGACTGACGCTGCTATTTACGCCTGCGGTGATGAAGCCGCCCAGCGATCTGACTGGGCCTGAAAATGTTGTCTGTGACATGGTATTACCTCTTACGAAAGGATTCGCCCCAGAGTCTTCGTAACGTCTGCTGAGCCAGTCGCCGGGGCTGGATTTATCTCAGATCCTCAGTGTATGCCAACGACCCGCCAAAAAAAAGTTCAATTATTTGCACTTTTGCGTGTATACATAGTTGCACATAGACACGGGATCTGTATAATTAGGGCCATAACAACGGAGAATGATGATATGACTAACGACATCAACATTGGCGACAAGGTACGCAGCTTTGATTTCCCAACGCACCGCGACATCGACGCGCCAGACGCCTGCTTCATCGAAGGCATCGTAGAAGGCTTCACCAAAGTAGAGGGCTGCATGAGATTTGACATCAAAGCAACGCGGGTAGTCTTCGATGGTGTCGAGAGAGACTTTGAAGAAGGCGAGCGCGCCTTTCCACCGCTGAACGGTACGCCAACGAACATGGGCCGCATCACTGACGGTGTGGTCAAGGTCGAGAAGCCTAACCCAGCTAACCGGATTGCGGACATGGATGTGAGCAACCTGACCGAAGATCAGCTTGACGCAATTCGCACTCTGGCTTTGGCAGCAGAAGAGCATTTCGACAGGCTGGGTGCAGCCAGCGAGTTTGCTCCGAAGGCGGATCGCGCAAACAGGGCTTCGATACAGGCTTTCATACTAATTGGCCGCATACGGAAAGAGAAAGAAAACAGAACGGAGGCCGCGTAAGCGGCACAAAAAAAGGGGGCTTATGCCCCCTTTCTTTTGCTTGGTATCTACGCGCCTTGTGAGCCGTAGATGCCGCGCCAGTCACTAAAGCCGAAGCTATAACGCTCACGGGCCTTGTAACGGATGTTACCAGTCGTAAAGTCTGGCTCCATCGTGGTTTCCATGCCTGTTCGCTGGAACATCTTCAAGCCTTCGCCAGAGTCAGTAACACTGGTTAGCAAGAAGAACGCATCAGGGTCAGTCAGGTAATGGTTTACCGTGTAACCACCGGGCAATACACCCGTGTTGCGTACAGCGTTGATGTCGTTGTCGGCAGTACCAGAACGCAAAGTTGAGTTCAGGATACGGTCAGCAACAAACGTCAACTGAGGCGGAACAACCAGCTTGGTGGCTTGAACAGAGATCGTTAGACCTTTGTCATCGGTAAATGTGCTGATATCAATCAACGCATCTTCCAAAGACGTTTCGTTCAAGTCAGCCATTGAAGCCGCACGGTTTGCAGCAGTGCCGCCACCCGCTAGAGGGTGTGCCGTGTTGATCAATGTAACGCCGTCACCGCCAGTGAAGTTTGCGTCAAACGCATTGTTCAGTACGTCAGCGCCTTTTACTTCCTTGGTGTTAGCCATAGATCGGGCCAAAGCCTTCACATATCGCTTGCCCAGTGAGTCGTAAAGGTTGTCCTCTACGGCCTCATCGGTCAAAGCGAAAGCCAACGCAACGGTGTCGTGCGTGTAACGAGCGGTATAAGACTCAGAAGCGTTGTCGAATTGTACGCCTTGGCCTTCAGTTTTGGTCGGTGCTCCACCGAAACCAGTGATCAAAACCTCTTCTTCAAAGGCTCGCTGTGAGTCTTCAATAGCAAAGATTTCCTCGTACTCGCGGTCATAACTGTCGTAAGACATGCCGAAAAGCGAGTTCAGACCCGGCTCTAGCTCTTTAGCTAGTTGTGCTCTTGAAATAGCCATTGTCTAGCCTCCTATTTAAGCTAAGCCAGCGCCTTTGACGCCGAATACTGAGTTTTGAATAACCACAAGCACGTTGGTGTTTGCGGCCCCTGTGTCCGAGTTATTCGGATCTTCCGAGATGTCAATCGCTTTGATTGGCAGAGTCGTGTTGGTCGCACCAGTGGTTACGTCCAACTCGGCACCAGAGATGCCCGTTTGAGTGCTGCCGCTGCTGGTGTAGACAATATCAAAGTTTCCGAATAGATCGGTAACTGGGAATGTGTCATCAGCCTGCACTTCGTAAACAACATCTGGGTCATCAATGATGAAAGCGATGATGTCTGAAGCGTTAGTGCTTGCAGGGTAGTAGTTGCTGAATACCTGCTCACCAGAGGTGGGATCAGTGTATTGAACACCATTAAAAACACCGACTACGGGCACAGTGCCACCGTCAGCGTGTACTTCCACCGTACCACCAGTGACCTGAGCAACCATGTCGCCTTGAAAAATGGAGGTTCCATAGTTCGCAGCAATACGATATCGACTCTGGCCGCCCGTGTAGGGTGCGCCACCGATCATTCTGACCGGCTTCATTCCAAATGCAGCGTCTTTATTCGCCATTTGTAATTACCTCTATCTACGTCCAAATGTGACGTTGCTATCGCGCTGAGGATCGTATTTAACATAACGGCTATCGCCACGGGCTTCGCTGAACATGGTGTTGTCCAACGCATCAGTGGCCTGTTGGCTCTTCGCCTTGTAATAGGCTCGTCGCTCTTCAACCGTTTCATTAGGGATCTTCGCTAATAGCAACCCTTCGTTGTAAACCACGCCTTCGTGCCGTCCATTGTCCATTGTCGGTAAAGAACGCCATTCTTCAGGTAGATCGGTGCCTCTTACGAGATCCCAGCCTTCTCGAAGCCGACGCGAGACATTAGCTCGGTCTTCTTGTCCCAACATTGATTCCCTAATCCACCGATAGGTATAACCTGCGGGTGGGGGAGGGGTTTCCAATGAGCGCACGGGTCGCCACGGTTTTCTGCGAGTCTGATTATCGTGTGACTGCGAATCACGGGATGAACGTGCGTTTGCTTTTGCTTCTGCCATTTTAGCTTGCCTCTCTTGCTGCAATTTTTTGCTTCTCTTTCGCCACTCGCTGCAACCATGCCTCTTCAGACATATTGTGCGGCTTGAGGCTTCTGAGTCGCTCTAGCTCAGACTTAGAAAAGCTTACGCCGTTCTTTTTGCCTTGTGTTTTTGATCGGCCCCCTTGGG